ACATGGATAGACGAGTTTCATGGAAGGCATTATTGTAAATCTTGTAAGATTACTGCTAGTATCTGAGATATTGTGAGAAAAGATGAACAAAAAACAGTCAAATTATGCTCAACCCTGAGAGAGAAGATACGCAACCTGTATGTTCAAGGCATAGAAAACGAGGGGGGTGAGAGGGTATTATTTAGTTTGGATAAGTTAGCTGAAGATCACAATGTAGGTAAAAGCACTCTCTACAGGTATGCAAAGAATGAGAACTGGAAGTTTCAGAAAGACCAGTTTCAAGAATCTTATTTGCAAAAGCTAGATAACCAGAGAGCAAAAGAACTTGTTACAGAGAGTAAGAAGTTTGATACCAAGACAATCAACATATCAAAACAACTGCTTAATGAGATTGGAAAGTTCATAATCAAGACTGAAGCAGAAGAAGAATTAACACCGCCAATGATGAATCAACTAGCGGAAGCAACATACAAAGTACAAAAAGTAGCAAAACTGGCATTGGGTGAAGCTACAGAGAATATGAGTCTAAATGCAAAAGTCACAGACACATCAGCATTCAGAGAAGCTATGGAATTGCTTGACGAGGTTGCAGACCAACGCAGAAAAGTCAACGATTCAGCTATACACTGAATGGCTCAAGACAGCTAGACCAAAACAGTTACCCCCAAAAGGTGACTTCTTTATCTGGTTGATACTGGCGGGGCGCGGTTGGGGCAAGACTCGTACAGGTGCGCAAGACATAGCTTTATATGCACTCAGGAATCCAAATACCATCAGCGCTGTTATAGCGCCTACATTCGGTGATCTAAGGCGCGTTTGTTTTCAAGGTAACAGTGGTCTTATATCCATCATACCTAAAGATTGTTATTCAACAGAGTTTGGTACATACGGCTATTCATCAACGATATGTGAGATAAGATTATCTAACGGCTCAAAGATTGTAGGGTACGCCGCACATAATCCAGATAGATTGAGAGGTAGTCAGTTTCATAGAGCTTGGTGTGACGAGTTATGCGCATGGGAATATCCAGAAGCATTTGACCAGTTAATGTTTGGGTTGAGGTTGGGTGATGACCCGCAATGTATAATAACCACGACACCCAAACCAACATCTCTTTTGAAGGGCTTGCTTGACCGTGAAGATGTGGTGATTACCAAAGGCAACACTTTTGAGAATGAAGCAAACCTAGCTACATCAGCGCTTGAGATGATGCGCTCAAGGTATGAAGGCACAACACTAGGAAGGCAAGAACTCTACGCAGAGGTGCTAGACGACATTGAGGGCGCTCTATGGTCAAACAAATTGATAGATGAAGCTAGACTGCCTTATGATACCGAAAGAGAACTCACACAAATCATAGTAGCCATTGACCCCGCAGTGACATCTAACGAGAACTCAGATGAAACAGGTATTGTGGTCGTTGGCAAAGATACCAATAATGAGTATTATGTATTAGAAGATTTATCAGGCAAGCATTCTGCGGATAATTGGGGTAAGATAGCTGTTAGGGCTTACTACGAATGGGAAGCAGACAGGATAGTAGCCGAAGTGAACAATGGTGGTGATCTAGTGGAAAGATTGATAAGAACAATAGACATCAATGTACCATATAGGTCAGTTAGGGCATCAAGAGGTAAGATGGTTAGAGCCGAGCCTATTGCCGCCCTATATGAGCAAAGGCGCGTTCATCATATTGGTGTTTTTGAAGAATTAGAAACGCAAATGTGTACCTACACAGGGCAAAACAAACCAAGCCCAGATAGGTTAGATGCTTTAGTTTGGGGTTTATCTGAACTGAGCAAATCACATGGACAAGTAAATTGGAGAATAAGCTAATGGCATTGTTGGACAACATAAAGAACATATTTACTCTTGGGGGCAACGAATACAAAGCAAGCAACATGGTAGGTTATTTTGGTGTTGGTGCTAGTGACCCAAAACAATACAAATATCAAGACTTAGCAAAAGAAGGCTACCTAAAGAACGCAATCGTATACAGATGCGTTAATGAGATATCAAAAGGTGCGGGTGCTGTAGAATACTGCGTTAAAAGCGGTGACACCATGCTAGAAAACCACCCAATGCAAGTCCTGATAGACAGACCCAATCCATTACAATCAAATACAGAGTTTTTCAATGCCTTATTTGGCTTCTTGTTACTAAGCGGTAATGCGTATGTATTGAGAGTAGGCGGAGAGATAGGCGCACCAAAAGAACTGCATTTACTCAGACCAGACAGAATAATCATCAATGGTGGCAATAAGCCCATACCAGAAAGCTACGATTATGTTATCAACGGCAGAGTGCAAGCATCATATCCAGTAGACCAAGATACAGGCTACAGTATGCTCAAGCACATCAAGTTATGGAATCCATTAGATGATTTCTATGGTTGTTCACCCTTGTCTGCGGCGGCAGTAGAGGTAGACCAACATAACCTATCTAGCAAGCACAATATTAACCTATTGAACAATGGTGCTAGACCTAGTGGCGCAGTCATATTCAAACCTAAAGATGACTCAGGCTACAATGTAAATCTAACCGAAGGTCAAAGACAGCAACTACTCACAGACCTCAATAATAGATTTCAAGGTGCGGGTAATGCGGGCAGACCTTTATTGCTAGAGGGTGACTTTGATTGGAAAGAGATGGGTCTAAGCCCAAAAGACATGGATTTCATTAACCTGAAACACATGAGCGCAACAGACATAGCGTTATGCTTTGGAGTACCAAGTCAGTTAGTGGGTGTGCCTGATGCACAAACATATTCAAATGTGGCGGAAGCTAGGCTTGCTCTGTATGAGGAAACAATCATACCTCACCTCAAGCTAATACAATCGGATATCAATGAATGGTTAGTGCCTATGTTCAGTGAGAACATAAGGTTTGAGTATATGTATGAGAACATACCCGCTTTAGCAGAAAGAAAGAGAAAGACCTATGAGAATGTAACAAGCGCAGTGCGTGAAGGCATTATGACTCGTAACGAAGCCAGAGAGGTATTAGGTCTTAGCCCCATAGACGGTGGTGACGAAATATACATCTCATCAACATTATTCCCATTAGGTGCTGACTCAGCGCCAGAGCCAACTGCTGAAGATGAGGAAATGGATATCCAAGACTATGAAGATGAGGAAGAAGAAGATGAGAAGGACATAGACGATATCATCTGGGAAGAAGACACAAAAGCCATTGCAGACATAGACCTTACACCTACAGATGGCATGGCTAGTGAAGCAGAGCGTGGTCTAAAATGGCGTAAAGAGTTTAATCGTGGCGGTACAATGGTTGGTGTAGCCAGAGCCAATCAATTAGTAAACAAAGAAAACTTATCGCCTAGCACAGTACGCCGTATGTTTAGTTTCTTCAGTAGGCATGAAGTAGACAAGCAAGGACAAGGATTTAAGGTGGGTCAGGAAGGATATCCAAGCGCGGGCAGAATAGCATGGGCATTGTGGGGCGGTGATGCGGGATTTGCATGGTCAAGAAAGAAGCGCAATCAGTTAGAAGCTGAATCAGAAAAGATGCTCAAGCAAGATGAACATACAGGTATGACTGAACTGAAAGCACCAATATCAGCAAAAGTAAAAGAAGGATTGAAAAACAAAGTATCAAAGCACAATGAGAAGTATGGAGATAAACCAACTAAACGGGCAACGCTAAGAATGCTTGAAGCGGTATTTAGGAGAGGGGTGGGTGCATATAACACCAATCCACAGTCAGTCAGACCAAGCGTGACTAATCAAGACCAATGGGCTTATGCCAGAGTCAACAGCTTTTTGAGGGCATTGCGTACTGGTAGGTTTAGAAGCGGAAAACACGATACTGATTTATTTCCTAAAGGACACCCATTATCCAGTAAGTAATACCCATGCTAGACCCTTACTCACACAGAGAAAACGCTGTCAGGGCGCACACAGGGGCTAGAATTCTTGGCAAGATACGCCAAAAACGCCTTAATTCGTTCAAACAAGGCAGAATCAATGTCAGGAAAGAGGTAACAAGGCAACGCCGTCTACGCAATAATTTAGAGAAAATGGTCTTTAGAAGATTGAGTAGCCTACTACCCAAACACATAAGGACACAGGCTAGTTTATTCAGAGTATCAGGGTCATTCTCAAGGAACGCATCAAACAGACAATTAGAAAACGAATTGTTTGCTGTAATGAGCAAGCACTACCGCAGAATATTCATGACGGTATTCAAGGACAATGAAACACGCTATGAAAAGATAAACAAAAGCGTAGATGTCACAGTGTTTGGCAGAAACAGAGATATTGAAAGATTAATCAATGTCTACAACAACGATAGAAACCTTTATCTAGCCAATATGACCCAATCAGTAACTAGGAATATCCAGAATGTCATCACAAAGGGTAGAGCAGACGGGGCAACATTAGATCAGATATCCAGAAACATCAGGAACACAGCACCTATAGCAAAACGCAGAGCCGCCGCTATTGCCAGAACAGAAACACACAATGCCGCTAGTTTTGCACAGCATGAGTATCACGGAATCATACAAAACGAGTATGGCGTTAATATGATGAAGAAATGGGCGGCTACAAACGACCTTAGAACACGGTCAGCGCACAGTGCGGTCAATGGACAGACAAGGGCTATGGACGAGCCATTTGATGTAGGTGGCGCTCAGATGATGCACGCGGGCGACCCTAAAGGCGGTGCAAAGAATGTTATCAACTGTAGGTGCGTTATTATTTATGTTGATGCAGATGAAATAGAGGAAGCAGTAGATACAACAGCGCCATCAAGAAAACCAGTAAACGATTTTGGAGAGCAACACCCAGACGAAATCAAACCAAACAAAGAATCATTCAAAGGTGATGAGAATATAAGTATTGTGAACAGGAAGTCTCAACCGTTGAATGATGTCACTCATATAAGAAAAGGGGCTTTCTTTAACCATAGCGGCATAATTAATATGGGGTCAAACTATGGAAGGTCAGGTGCTTCATATAACAGCGTGTGGCGACATGAAAAAGGACACGCATTTGATTACGACACGAAACTTATGTCCATGTTGGGTAGTTATGCGGGCAGAGCAAAATATATGAATAACGACCATGAAATGTTGATGCGGTCTAAGATAAAAAATGCCGTTGATATTGAATCTGATAAATTTAGAGGAGTAGGGTCAGGAGAATCAACTTACGGTGGTAGATTCGGTATATCATCTTTCATGGCAAAACAAATTTTAGATGACAGGAAACTACTACGGAAAAGAAACAATGACATCAAGAAGAAAATAAAAAATAAAGATTTAGAAAAAGATACAAGATATAATTATTTTCAACTTGGCATATCACCAAAGCTAGTGAGAAGAACGAGAGAAATAGAAGTATTAGGTGAAAAAAGAACAATAACAGATGACAAGACTATATGGGACACAAACCTAAGTAAAACGGAATTCGTTAAGAAATGGAAATCAGAACTTGATAAATCAGAATCAATTTTGAAGTATGATGATTTAAAAGTATTGTATGGTGATGATTTTCTTGAATCTGCTTACGATATTGCAAAATTACCAAATAACATGGAAAACAATTATTTCGGTACAGGCAAAAATTTTAGTAAATTGTCATCTTGGCTAACAAACTTAAAATATAACAATCTTGGTAATGGGTCAGATTGGATAAACTCAAACTTCAATTATTATCTAGCAAAATCACAAAAATCAGAATCTATAAAAGACATAGTAAACTTTTCTGATTTGATAGGCTCAATAACTAATAATAGCGTGATGGACGGTCATGCAAAAAGTTACTATGCAAAATACCCAAAACTTGTAACAGGCTTGTCTGACGGTCACTTAACAGAAACATTCGCAAACTTCACCTGTTTATTAGGAAGTAAAAATGCTGATTTATGGCGTAAAGTCTTGGCATACCACACGCCTGATTCATTAAAAGAGTATGATGAAATTATGGAAACACTGGCAAAAGCTAAAGCCATAGATGAAGCAGATGTCGCTTTGATGGATTTAACATGAAATACGAATATTGGTTAGTAAATGGAGTCATATATGACAAATTTTTTGAAGTAGAGAAATTAGATGTTTTGTATGGCGATTATCTTTTTATAACGAATGAAGATGCGGGTACACATATACCCACATATAAATTTCCTGATGGAGATATGCTTACAAAAACAGATATAAACAAGATAGCTAAACTGATACAAAGAGCAATAGACAACAACACTAAACTCAAGGCAGAGGATATATCTGAGATTGTAGACGATTATCCAGATGATGTACGCATATAAAAAAACCGCCCGAAGGCGGTCTTAATAATGATGCAGTGAGAGATTAATTCAAAGTTTTAGACACATTCCATTCCTTCCACCCGTCACCCTTCTCAAGCATTAGACCCTTATCAGCGTCCCACATGATTAATTCATGTCGCTCAGTTTGAGTAGTGTTGAAGGCTCTCAACTCATCATCTTTTTCTAGCCAAGTTCTCTCTCTCACAAGTACCATAGTTTCTGCACTACCTCTCATGTAGTTCAATGCTTCACGCTTTGTCGCAAAGTGCATTTGACCCCATCTAGGCGCGAATGATACATACCATGTTGATTTTTTATTATTTTTTACTTTATATCCGTATGCCATAATTTTTATCCCCTTTGGAGTGGCTTACGCCACCCCCATAGTTTCAAGTAGTTTATTTTTAGCAATCTTCTTGCCGTTTAGTGAAAAAGCACATCTATGTGTGTCTTTGTGTGGTCTGTAATAATTTTGCTGTCTAGTGATTTTCAAAGTTATATCACCAACACTTACGCTTCTAGTGATTGATTTCTCGTAACCCGCCAAGTAATCTCTTGTTTCAGTGCCAAGTCTATTTTTTACCATCTGGTAATCATAAAAGCCTTCAAGAACTTCTGACTCCATGTCTTCAAGAATTTTCTTGGAATCAGCAACATTGATAAGATCGTTTCCATGTACTCTTTCAATTAAGTCTTGTAGGAAAGCAATGTGGTTGATAGCGTAGCTGATAAGTTCATTAGTTTCTCTTATCCAGATTTTATTTTGTTTTTCTACCAATCTTTCAACTTTGCTTCTATCGTATTTCTTATATTCGCCCTTGTCATAAACACAACGGTTTGTTTCAATCACATCACCCAAAGAAGCAACATCTATCATTTGTACTTCTTCATAATCTTTAAGTTTTGTATAAGAAGCAAGACCTATTTGCTTAATTACTTTAGATATTTCTTTGCCCCACATATTCCTAGTGGTGAAAACTACAGGCATTTGTGTGACACCAGTGAATGTTTCTATTTCTTCTCTTTTTTCTTCTATCGCATTTTTCATTTTAGAAATAGTAACTTCAGAAAATCTTTTAGAAACTTCTAATGGCTCTTTGTCTGAGCCTGAGCAAGTTCCGTTGAAGAAACCAAACTGAACATCATAACCATGTTTAGCTAACGAGTTATCATCAGTGCTAACGGCTTGCACTCTACCGCAAGCTTGGCAATGACCTTTGTGTGTGTGTGTATTTCTCATATTATTTACCTTTAATTTAATTAAACAACACAATAATAGTAACACCTATAGTTATTATTGCAACTACTTTAGTAACTTTTTTGAAAGTTTTTTTTATTGGTTTCTTTTGCACTTATGTTAATTTATTGTAAGATTAGGTGGGTTGGGCTAAGATTAGAGAAACTAAGTAGAGGAAACCTTTAAATGAACACTGGAAATACAGCGCTAGATGTTCAAGCTAACGAGCTTACTTTGAGAGAAGATTCTAATGAGAATGATGCCAAAGATGAAATAAGACGAGATGTATTCACTACCGAAGAAGAAGCACAGGATAGAGCAAAAGAGTTAGGGTGTGACGGAATACATCAGCATGACGAAGATGGCAACACAATATATATGCCATGCAAAACCCACGAAGAATATATTTTAGCTACAGGCAGTGATGTCAAAAGCCAGTACCTAGAAATCAAATCAGAGATAAAAGCATATCAAGACGAAGAAGATGACGATAAGAAAGAGTATGGTCGCTTTGAGGGCTATGCTTCTGTATTTGAGAACAAAGATTTAGGTAATGATGTAATTAAGACAGGCGCTTTTAAGAAAAGTCTAAAAAGGCGCGGTCATAAAGGAGTAAAACTCTTATATCAACACAAAAGCGATATGCCTATAGGTGTGTTTGACTCTATAAAAGAGGACAGTCACGGCTTATATGTAAAAGGCAGACTTGCCCTACAAACACAAGCG